GGATTAAACACAAGGTTGCTCATATTAACACCGGCATTTGCGGCATTAATCAGATTGCTCATTGTGTTGTTGGTCCAGTTCCAATAGTCATCAGCCTGTGCTCTAGCGCCGTAGGAAGTATTGTAGTTTCCAAGGCCATTCAGATAAGCGTTCTCTAACTCGTTGGAAAGGTTCGTGTAGTTTCCATAGAAGTCAGTGTAGCTGTTCTCATTGTTGGCCCTAGCATTGGCAAGGCTGTTCAGGAAGTTCAGGTTGTTGTTCTCAACCGTATTCCGTGCATTAGTGTAGTCACCGTAGAAGTTCTGCCAGTTCGTATTGATGCCGTTCCTGGAGTCTGTCAGAGCCTGATCGAATGCAAGCCGTGCCTGTTCAAGAGCGTTCTGTTCGGAAGTGTAATTTCCGTAGAAGTTCTGATAGTTGTTGTTCGCCGTATTCCTGGAATTAGCAATATCAGACAGGAAGTTTGTATAGGCACTCTGAGCGCTGCCATAGTTGGTAGTGTAGTTTCCAGTGACATCAGTCAAACGATCCTCGATAGCATTCAGAAGCTTTGCCATTTCAAGGTTCATGTTCGTCTGATTGGTATTTCGCTCGTTCTCAATATTGGTCATGTTATTGAGATAAGTGTTTTCCAGGTTGGCAAGGTTATCGTCCCTATTCTGATTGATCTGAGCCACCGCATTAAGAGCCTGGTTATTCATCCTAGCTCTCATGGTTTCGCTCATGCCGGAAGACAGGCCCTGTGCAGTCATCTGCTGCTGGAGCAGTCTGTTATTGGCAGCGTTATTGATCATTGCCGTTCTTGCCGCTGCTTCTGCATCCTGAATAGCCTGTTGACGGTTATACTCATTCACCCGGTCAAGGTTTTCTACGCTTCGATTATAGTTCTCTGTAAGTGCAGAGTCCGTAGTATTGAAAGCATCATAAATGTTCTGCCGGTTGTTGTTGTAGGCTGTCTGACCCTGTGCGAGATAGTCTGCAAGGACATCAAAATAGTTGTTATAGTTCTGTGTTCCCTGACGCTCAAGGTTATTGATGTTTTCCAGGTTCGTGTTGTAGATAGACTGACCTGTAGCAAGATAGTTCGCAAGGTTCCGGGCCTGTGTATCAAAGTTGGCAGTTCCCCTGGATTCCAGAGTATCTACATTTGCAAGGTTCCGATCCCTTGTCTGCTGACCAACATTAAGATATTTCTCAAGGTTTGAAAGGTTGGTCTGATAGGTTCTGCTCCCCTGTCCTTCAAGGTTATTCAGAATCCCGGTGACATTGTTGTACGCTTCAACACCACGGTCATAGTAGTTGGAAAGATTGGACCTTCCAGTGCTATACATATTGTCAAGCTGTGCCTGATACCGTGCTGCTTCTGCCGCAAGCTGTGCCTGATAAGCGTCCCAACTAGCCTGCTGCTGTGCTACCGCTGCCGTATTTGTATTGGTAGTAGGAGCGCTGACAGCCTTACTTCCACCGCCGGATCCGCCGCTCGATGCTACCTTCGGTGTGCTGGAAGAAGACGATGAGCTAGAAGGTCTGTAAGGAGTGCTTCCGGAACCGGCATTGTAAACACTGGTGGGAATGGACGCAAAAGACGCTCCCGGCCTGTTTGCTGTGGTTGTTAATGAGTTCTTAGAAATATACGGGTTGGTGATCTGACTAGCCTGTTTATAGGCAGTATTTCTCCTCGCCGCTTCTCTTGACTGCTGTGCAGCCGTTCTAGTTGTAGGCATATACTATTTACCCTTTCATGTGCCGATCTAAATGATCCACCATATAATCATGTACATTCTGAACAGCAATAACCGCTGCGATTCCAGCAACAGAAATAACTGCTCCTAAACAAATAAATAACACTTCGATTTTAGTTCTCACGGTTCTCCCCCAAGATTCATGAAAACAGCGTTGACCATGTAGCCCGTCCAATTATTCCGTCAATTTCAAGTCCATATTTGCGCTGGAAGTGAAGTGTTGCCATTTCCGTCAATGGTCCAAAGTCACCATCTGCTTCAAGGCCGTAATGCTCTCTGAGATTGAGTGCCTGTTGTGCCAATGTCACATAAGCCCCTTTGTCACCCTTCCTGATCGTTGGAAAGTCGGAAGTATCTACCTTTCCAGGATTCTGTACAGAAATATCTTTCTTTGGAACCGTATCATCCTCGCACCAAACACATTGTGCCCAGTATCTCCAGTCAGTCTTGCGGAAAGGTTCCTTAACTACTCCCCACTGGTGGCCTTTAGCATGGTACACATATCCTTCGCCATCATAGACTCCAATATGGTAGATTCCCTTTTGTGTCTGACCCTTAAAAACGAGTTGTCCTGGATGCCCCGGAAAAGTTGAGATCGTTCCGCACTCTTTTGCTTTTGCATAATATCCGGCAGCTGTTCTGTCTTCAGAAGCATTGTAAAGCGGTACGGAAGTAGGTGTTTCTGACCAAAGATAGCCCTTAATCAGCCCCACACAATCATGGACCCGTAAACCAAGCTGTGAAGCAAAGTCCTGTGACTGGTAATAAGAAGGATACTGTCTTCTCTTACTGATGAGCAGTTCCGGAGTTGCTATCTGTCCAAAACATCCCCACCAATACGGAAGCCCTACTTGTGCCTTGCAGTACTTCAGAAGGCCGGTGTTTGTCTTTTTAGTCATCGTCATAGCCATCCCAAAATTCATCGTTATAGTATTTGTTGGAAGACAGTCCAAGGAGTGCTCCAAGGAAAGTATCCACTGCCGTGATAGTGCCTACGATCTCTGTACCGTAAGGAAGCCCCCATATCTTTGCCAGTGCAAAGTACAGTGTCCCTACAGCCGGAAGCACAATCTGTGCAATAAATTTCAGAATGTCATAAGTTTTGTTGCTAATCTTCATCTCTCTCCCCTTAAACCTGGCTTAATGCCAAACCAATGATTGCTCCAACGATTGCACCGACTATGCCGGTTATAATCGTGTTTCTGATCGTTCTCCATGCATCTACAGGCTGGCGCTCTATGTCCCTTAATCGGTCATTCATATCTGACTGCATTGAAAGCATATTCTGCATATTTACGGCCAGTGTGTTTACTGATTCCGTAAGTGACCCAAGATTCTTGATTGATTCCTCGATTGTCTTCAACCTGACCCCATATTCCGTCACCTTCTCTGAGATTTCTTCTATCGTCATGTACTCATTTCTCCACTGAAAATTAAAATGCGACCCTACAATTACAGAATGACAGAAAAAACTTATATTGCAAATCGGCCCTGTTTTAAGCCAAAAAAATAAGAGCACCACCCTATGGTGATGCCCTATGTGTGTTAATGCTTGCGTATCTTATCAATAATTGCTTCTATAATCGTCCACAGAATTATGAAAACTGGTGGATACAGAAGCATAAAGATAAGAAGATATGCTACTGGGTTATGTTCTTCTAAACCGTTGGCAATTATGTATGTCATGGTGATGCCCTATGTGGTGTTAAATACCCAATTGCAGAACATAAAGACCGCTGTACACATCCTCACCGCCAGTAAATTCAATGGTCAGTGTTCCACCGCTTTTTGTGACGGTGTGAGGATAATACTCACTTGCTATGATGTCGGTCGCTTTTACTTGGTCACTGCTCATTGCACTCGTTGTCAACATAAACATGAATGGTGTTTGTGCGCCACCACATCCGTATACAAGTAATGCGGTCATGCGGTCTATCGTGATGTTAAATGTTCTTGCTCTTGGATAAATACGCAATTTACCGTTGAGGCTGTTGCTTAATGTGTTTATATCTGATGCCAAACTCTTCGGTATCTTACTTGTAGCCATATTGTCATGGCACTGGAAAATCGTTAGTTTCGATGAAGCAATATAGCGGTTGCGGACAATTCTTTTACCGTGATTGTTTCACCACTGGATTGAAAAAGTCCCATCCTTATGCTGTCACGTCCATCTGAATCAACAATCACCCCAACATCCGAGATTGTTCTTAATGACACTGGAGCGACAAAGTATTCAACTCCTTGCGCTACTTCTGTTTTGTAAAGTCTTATTCCACGTGCGCCATTAGCATTGCTGTTTTCAAAGCAAGCGTGTAAATGCACATAGTACGTTCCCGCAATGTCTAACAACATGTTATATGCACCATCAATCACTTGCCCATTAGGCGTGTATCCGCTAGATTCATTTCCAACGTTGGTTCTCCATGATGCAGACGCAACTGAAACATCTGCCCATTTCATGTAACCGCATTTTGTCATTGCGTTCACTTCACTCGCTAACGATTTCGGTATAATGCTGTTCGCCATATTAATTCGGCGTTATGGCTATGTGTGATTATTCGATTCGAATATAACGAACTGTTACAGAGAATGTGCCAGTCTGGGCAGTGTTTGACAGGTTCTGCAATGTCGGGTGTCCAAATCCCATATTGCGCACAAACACATTGCTGTTGCCAGTCGAAAATGACACAACAGTAGAATACGCATAGCCAATTGGTGTTGATATTGGCAAGTCTTGCCCAGTAAGAAAAACACTGGAGTTTGCTTGAACTGTGTATTCAGCAGAGTATTCGACATCTCTAACGCCAATACTCTTTTTCTGTATCACACTATTAGCCATAAAGGGTTACCCCCTTACGCCTCTGACCCCCTTTCTCGGGAGTCATGGGGAGCATTAAGCCAGTGCGCTCCCCCTTTCTCGATATATATATATATATTACGCATATTTGTACCTCTCTTAAATCTCGCTTAACCTTCAGCCTGTTCCACTTTCTTCTTCCAGCTCTCCGTCATCCATGTAGCGCCGTTAGAGTCCGTAATCATCACGGAAACAAAGTCTGTTGCCTGATGCTGACCATAAGCGTAGGCCCCAAGGTAAGAGTGATACCCCTGTTCTGCTGCTTCAAGAGTATCTTTCACCACGATGCCCTTGTCATAGGTTCCGCTTGTGCGCTTGATCTGGTGCAGAAAATATTTGATCTCGTCCATAATTGTTTGTCCCCTTCCTTATCATTCTATGAAATACAGCTTCAGCGTAGTGCTTCCACTGATAGTACCTCTGATCGTGAACTGACCGGCTGTATCTGTATTAACCGTCCATTCACTTGTCATTGCTGACGGTGTACCAAGTTCTGAATGAACCACTACCATGTCTTTCAAAACCTTCGCATTGGTTATGGTTTTAGGAAGACTGCTGATAGTTCCGCAATCAACAATGACGCATTTCGTAGATACCGCTCCGGTCCGACCATTAACGCTTCTGACAGGAGCCGTAGAAGCTGTCACATAACCGCTATCATTGGTTAAGTCACTGACCTTTGTAGGAACGGCTGCACTTGTGATAAATCCACTATCATTTGTCAGGTCACTGGTTTTGGTAGGAACATCGGCGCTTGTAATGAAGCCACTGTCATTCGTAAGGTCGCTGGTACTATCCGGCACATCAATAACAACATCACCCCTCACACCGTTAACAGAAGAAACAGCTGCCGGATGCTGTGCCATATACTGGTCGATGTATTCCTGAACATCGAACTCTTCTACAAGATAATCAACAATGTCCTGTGCCTGTTCGGCATAGTATTTAGCATTGTCCGTATCTTCATCGGTCCTTGTGTTTGTGCCGCCTACAGCCCAACTCTGTGCGAGAGTAGCACTGGCTCTTGCAGCCGTTTCCATCGTAGAACAGTTCTGTGCGGAAGTAGCCGCACTTGTTGCTGATGCAGCTGCACTCGAAGCAGAAGTAGCAGCGCTTTCAACATCCTGTGTGATTCTGGAAAACTGATTGATCAGGTCTGCTTTTTCATCACTGAAGTCTGTGTAAACATTGTTGACTTCATCCTGAATCTGCTCCACTTCTGTCTTACTGCTTGCTGCTGAGGTTGCAGATGCTTGAGCCTGTTGTGCATAGCTCTTCGCTGTAGCGTTAGCCCCGGAATTGTAGTTTCCAACAGTGATCTTAAAAGTTGTATTCCCGTTATCAATGGGAATATAACTGTTATCGTCCGCTGTAGTTGTTTCCGTAAGCTCACTGATTTTTATTTTTTCGATAAGCTCTGCCATTTAGTTTCTCCATGTTTACTCAATATAGTAAACGTAAATATCTGCTTCGATGTGATCGTTTCTAACATCCATATCAGGATCATATGAAGCGCCTTTATAAGCCGGAATAGACAGCGTATTTCCGTACAGCGTCATCGTTGCATCACCGGTTCCGTAATAGCTATTAATATTTGCACCTGAATAATCATCAACGTGCTTTGCGTTCCGCATTGCAAAGTTATTTATAGTGCAGCCTTTGGATACATATGTGGCTACGTTAAATGTCTTTGCGGCACTGGAAGAGTTAGACACATACTTTCCAACATAATCAATGTGCAATGACTTATTGGAAGCTGTTACCTTGCCTGATCCATTGTGATAGCCAGCCGGGATTGTGTAGGAACCGCCTGGAGCAATCGTCTGATTTACAGCCCCACGGTTAGTCATGCTTCCGCTAATCTTACTTCCCTTAACGTATCCGCTGTATCCTGACAGGATCTGGGCGGCAGCTGCATTTGCATCGGAAGTATTGACAACGTTACTATTTCCACTGACTCCAAAGATAGAAACACCGCTTCTGATATTCCCAGAAGTAAGGTTAGAATCACCTTTGATCGTCTGTGCTCCTGACAAATACTGACCGGAAGCAATCGTCTGATTGGATGTGGTGGGAGTATATGTTGCGGAACCTTTGCTTGCGATTTTTCCAGTAACTAAAGCACCTTTGACATATGCCTTTTTACCGTTCAAAATCTGTTCGGCCGTAGCATCAGCAGTTGCTGTGTTTACTACATTGCTGTTACCGGCAATTCCAAAGATAGACACACCGCTTTTGATATTACCGGCAATAAGGTTTTTATCACCTTTGATAACCTGGTCCCCGGAAAGATACTGGCCTTTTGCAATAGTCTGGTCAGCACCGCCGGGAGTATATGTAGCAGCTTCCTTTGATGCCATCGTGCCGGTGATCTTTGTCTTTCCTGACCAACAGGTCTTTCCTTTGGAAACATCTGCCGCCGTGACATTACCATCTGCCCGTATATTGTCGATAGCAGCCACAACATTGTCCAACGAATGAGAAGCCGGTGTTGACCCGTTGGACACTAGCTTGTTGTAAATCCGATCAACACCACCCTGAAAATTTACAATCATCTGATGGATCAGTGATGTAGACGGAACATCTGTATCCGTTCCACCCTGTGCTACTTCGCTGTAGTCAGACACAAGGCCCTCACCATCAAGTTTCCCATCAAGTGCTTCTTTGGTTGCGAAATAATTTGCCGGATGACCTTCAAGAGCAGCCGTATTGTCCACGATCCCATCATTGTCTTTATCGTAGGTGGCCATCTGCATATCACCGCCGCCCATTCTACCAACATAGTTAATGACGGCATGACCGGAAGGAATATCTGTTACACTGTCCGTGACTACCTGTGTAATTCCAGTAACATCCTGGAATATGCTTACGATACTGTCATAAGCTGCCTTAACACTCTCCGTAATCGTGTCCAGCACCGTCTTGTTGTCATGTGTGTGCATGAAATCGTCACTATGAGCCGTTTTTCTAGCAAGAGCATTAAGAATACTCTGTGTATTGTTGGAAGCGTTCAGTCCTTCCGGGACCTCTGCTCCAATGTTAAGAGCGCCGTCTGTGCTATTGAGCGTGTCAACTGTTCCGTTGTAAGCATCAATAGCCATGTTTCCAAGCTCGTCAAATTTAGCCTGGAGTTCGGACGCTTCCATGTTTGGTGTATCAGAAAGACCTGTGACACCTTTATTGATCCTATCGGCATCATTAATTCTTTGAAGTGCCATTCTCTCTCCTACTTGTGATTACCACCCTGTGTGTATTCCAGTGCAATGTTGTTCAGACCGAAAGATTCGTACAGCCGGTCATTCATGAACCGGAACCGTACTTTATCCAGCTTTTTCAGTCGGACCTTTGTACTGATAACCTTCTGTGTGGTATCACATGAAAAAGTAAATTTTGAAAAGATAATGTTACTGAATGAGAAGTACCTCAGTTTTGAGAAGTCTTCCTTTATCAGGGACCATACACCGTACTTTTCTGCAAACATTCTGACTGAAGAAGAAGCAGCCGGTGTTACTCTCAGCGCCAAATATCTGAAGTTCTTATTTTTGTAGAACAGTTCTCCATCAATGAACGCTGTTTCCCATGTGCAAGGAATCGGCTCCCCATCATCGGAATACGAAAGAATACTGTCAGGTTCTGAATAGAACTCGCATACCTTACCTTCCGCTGTTCCAAAGTAAAGGACCTTATCCACGGACCACATTGCTGTAGCCGGAACGTTCTCAAAATAGAAGCTTGCGTACTGCCTTGTCGCATACGGCATGGACCTGTCAGTCCTCATTGGCTGCAAACCGTCAAGGATATAGCACTTGCTGTTTACGCAAAGGATATAGAAATCTCTGAACGTATAAGCAAAAGCGTTTTCCAGGTTCTCTTCTTCCAGCAGCTTGCCGTCAAGGTAATACGATCTGTTCTGTGCGTATTTCTCGCCCGTAACATCTTGTGCCGTAACCGCATAAATTCCCAACTTTGTCAGGAACAGCGGCTCTGTTTCCAGATAAGAGAAGCAGTATTTTGACAGCGCTCCGGCACCCTGTAATGTGTTAATCAGCTTAAATGCCGGTTCACCATCGACAAGATCACCTTCACGCAGCATAATTGACTGCTTATCTTCGTTATAGTTTTTGTGTGTGGCCAAATAGTTATTGATAATGGAATATCCCATTATCGCAGAACTATCTGAACCTAATTTGCTGTATCCAGTGTCCGGAAAGTATGTTGGATCGAACTGTTCCGAATACCAGTCATAGTTCACGAAAGAGTAATATTCTCCATCGGAATTAACTCCGTTATCGGAATTGCCGGAAACAAACAGACGGTCATTAGCACCGTTTACTCCAAACAAAGCACCGATAGTGCAGTGATTGATTCTGTTGGCATATCCTTCAAAGGTTTTTGCCGCCTGAATCTTTACGTTGTCACTACCGATTGCCGGTGTTACTCCGGGAGCCGTTGCAAATGTTACAATGCCGTTTGCCCGGTCCACCGAGAAGTCTGTCCCTTCCGTCTTCTGTATCCATTCACCGTTGCTATCCAGAATCCATGCTTTGACTTCTGTAGCGTCCAAATCTCCAAAGGAAAGATGGAACTGTGTTGCAGAAGCAGTAGTGGAATCCACAATAAACTGCTCGATGAAGTACGTGGAAAGCATATTGATAGCTTCTCCGGCAAGACCTGAAGTATCAGCACTACCGCCGCTTGGATTATTACTTACCGAAAACGTAGGAATGTATGCTGCATCAGTTGCCTTTTTGACCTCAAAACCATCAAAGATGGTGATATTGGAACCATCCAGGATAACAAGCTTCTGATCCAGCTGGAAGGATACAGACCTGTGTTCTGCCATTCCTTCATACAGCAGCTGATCTTCTGTGTTTCCAGTAAGAAAAATGATTCCCCTTGCATCCTGGTCCGTAACGATTTTGCCATTCTTATCAGACCAAAACTTTCCTTTAGGTCCTGAGAAGTTGTACAGCTTCGTTCCGGCATGAATAATCCAGGAATCAAGAGTTGCATAATAATGTGCTCCATAGATCTGACCGTCATATGTTTCGACCGTCTTGTATCCCATCCTCTTACGGACTTTTCCAGGAACAGATCTAATCATATTGATCACACTAGGAGATTTAGTTGCATCTACGGTAGATTCGTCAGATGTAAAATCAGCTCCGAGGAACTGTTCCATCTGATATACCTGTTTAGCCGGACTTTCCGGCACATTGAATTGAACAGCCATTTATGACCACCCATATACCGATATAAACTCTTCCATCCGAGGAATATCCGCTGCCTGTGATAATGATTCTCTTCCGACTTCAAACTCGTTTCGGTACGTTGTCGCAATACCGTTATCATCGTCTTTGTACAGTTCAGCAGCCATATACAGCGGAATAAGCGCCGCTACTTCAGGATCCACCGCAAGAACATAACTGTCTTCTGTATCCAGTGTGATCTTCTGAGGATACTTTCTGTAATAGACCGTATAGGCTCCAGGCATGGACCGGGGAAGCACAAGAATCTTTCCGGCTTCCTGATAGTACTGGTCCGCTAAAATATACCGTGGTTCCGCATGACCTTCGTAGTAGATCTCATTCGGATACAGCTGATAGAAGTCTTCATCAATATCCGTCATCTTGATTTTGATGTAATCTTCGTAAGGGTCAACGGAAGCATCATCCTCAAACTGTACATCGTACAAAGCAAAGTTTTTGAAGTTAAACCGATAAGGAACTTCAATGATCACTTCAATTTCGGCTGCATTTTCGTTAGGAATAAGGCCCTTATAGACCGTATAGTTTCCAGGAGATTCAACCTCAACAGAAGTAATCTCTTCACCATCAGCAATAAAACGTACAGTGCCTTTTCCTTCAGCCCGGAAGTAATAAGCCCTTGCCGCTCCAGTGTTAAAAACCAGAGTATCGTTTACAATCTGAACGTTGTTCTTCTGTGCATAGATAGGCTCTATAGGTTCATTAATGATCGTTGTTTCGCCGACCAAAAACTTACCGGCTGTAGCAAGCAGCTGAAGTGCTTCATTCGCCGCCTGCGGCATACTGTACAGATATTCCTGATTTGAAGAGTCAAGCTGAATGGAAGTTCCATCGGAAGAAAACATCTTCTGTAGTGTGGCAAGTCGAATATCCCCCCACGTTGTTACAGATGCCATAGTTTATTTTCCTTTTCTGCCGGTTCTCTTTACCGGCTTCTCTTCCTTGACTTCCTCAACATACTTGCCGTATGTATAGTTCTTTTCGTTTGCCGGATCCACAAAAGTAACAATGTACTTCTGTCCGTTTTCCTCAAAAATATCTCCTACTTTCATCTGTGCTCCTTACAAAAATAGGGGAGTTGTTACACTCCCCCATGTAAATGCTGTGTTACTCCTACTCAGCTAGATCAAAGAGAAGAAGCAGAAGAATCGGAAGAACCGCCCATGATTACATGGCGCCAGTTCGTGAAGCCAGCGCTCCAACGAGCAAAGCCGTTGTAGTACAGGTTTCTGGAAGTAACTCTCTCTTCGTTCGCAACATCAAGATCTGTCCTGTTGTAGAACTTGGTACCATCAAGAGCCTTGTTAGCCTTGCTTGACATCAGGATGTACGGGGAACCGGAAGCCGGTGTCCACAGATAGTCAACGATCAGTTTCCATTTGCCACGCTGAGTATTGATATCGTTGTTGTTCGTGCCGACCTGACCTTCAGATCCGATAATGGCCTTTGCCAGTCTTTCCAGCTGTGCGTTATTACCGGGGATGATGATGGTATCAGCATCGAAACCGAGAACCTCGCCACGATCATCAACGAAGTTTCTCATCTTGTTGGAAAGCTGTTCCAGGACAAGACCGTTAGAATCCAGCTGATCGCTGTACAGGTTGGAAACCGTTGTGCCAGAAACGCTCTTCAGAGTGTGTGCTGCATTGAACAGGGCCAGTCCGTCAGGAGCCGTAATGTCAATGCCGGTCTTTGTACCGAAAGACATGGTTGTTGCTGAACCAACAGAAGTTGTGATCATCTGGGACAGATATTTCGCACGGGATCTCTTGTAAGCCTGGACCATGTTGACAGCCTTGTTTCTTGCTTCGGAGATCTGGTTGTCATCCCGGAGTTCCTTGGAAACCGTGAATGTCTTGGAGAAGGTAATATGCTCGATCAGTTTGCTGTAGCCTTCAACGAAGGTATCTTCAGCAGCATCGGCACCTTCTGTCTTTGCATCGAAATCACCCAGGCCGCCGATCGTGACGGACTTCTCTGCCCATCTGTCAGATGTGTCTACATTTGCAAGACCGTTCAGAAGATCATCATAAGAGTTCTGCTGAGCATCAGCATCAAAGATTGCTGCATTAAGGAGTGTTGCCCACTCATTCCAGAGGGAGCCGTTAGCAACAGTATTACGAATTGTAACTGCCATGAAAAAAGTCCTCCAATAGTTGTTATTGGTCAGCGACTACAATCACTTAGTAGCCGGTTGCCTTTGTTATTTGGTTTTAAGAGTTTTGTTATAGAGCTGTTTAAGCTCCTTGTTTGTCTTTCCCGGAAACCATTTTTTCCAGTTCTTAACTTCATCCACGGGAATATCCACCATGTTGTCGGATCCGGTCATTCCAGGAGAAGAAGTTAAATGTGTTTTTGATTTTGTTTCGTTAACCGCTTTCTGTTCCGCAGCCTGTTTCTGCATGGAAGTCAGTTTTGCGAAATTAACGATCTGATACGCTTCATGTAATCTTGTGCCGGGATGTGTCTGCACATACTGAAGCAGTTGCTGGAAGTTCTCCTGTTTGGAGATATCGTCCATTGATGTGACTGTAGGGTCAAGAGCCTTTATCTTTTCAACATCCTCTTGGATCATCCTCTGTGCTTCTTCCTGACGATTCCGTTCAATGACCTGTTGGGCCTGACGGATAGCCGGGTTTGTGGCTACAGCCTGCTGAACCGTTCTGTCAATGAGCTTCGGATCAAGACCGGCTCTCTGAAGCTCCTGTTCCTGGTTCATCTTGTTCTGAGCCTGCATGGCTTCAAGATAATCCTTTGCCGTTTTAATCGGCTGCCCTGTTACGGGATTTGTATAATCTCCAAACATAGCAGCAAACTGGCTGTCAAGTTCGTTCTGCTGAAGCTGAAAGGCTCTCATCTGCTGTTCAGCTGCTCTTCTAGCCTGTGCATATTTGGAGTTGTCCTCTGCTGACTGTGGACGGGCGGTTCCCACTTCTTCGCCCTGATCCGTTGAACCATCCTGGCTGCCGGATACTTCATCACCTTCGGAATCGTCATCGGAATAGTCTTCCGAATCTGTTGACTGGTCAGCGGCTTCAGTCATGTTTGCGCTTTCGCTTCCCATACCTTCTGAACCAATATCATCAGGGGAAAGAAGCTTTTTGATTGTATTGAATAACATAAGACTCCTTGGATTTTTGCGCTATTCCATGCGAGATATTAGAAATAGTTATTCGTCATCGTCTTCCACTTCTACCGGATGGTAGATAGTTCCAATGACGCTCCTATACTTAGGACATTCTTTGGACCGGCACACGATTTCCATTTTGTATGCCAGTGTTCCATCAGACCTTCTGACAAGTCTGTTGGACTGGATTCTTCCCTCAATCTTACATACCGGGCATTGCATTTGGCGCTCCTTCCGGTGGCATCTGCTGTGCCATCATTGCTTGCTGCTGTGCTATTGCCTGTTGTTCCTGGATTCTGTTCTCTATAATATCCAGTACCATTCCGGCATTCGGATAACCGTTTGCTTTCTGAATGGTCCAGTAGGCTCTGCTGGTTTCCAGATCTCCAACAGGACCGAAAGCACCTGACTGGAGCTTCAGATCCGTTTGCTGCCACATCATTTCACGGTTCTGCATCAGTGTGGAAGTAGGGTCTGTATCAAATACAAATTCATCGTTCCAGTAGAACTCACCGGCTTTGTCTATCCGTAAGAACTCATGGCGATCCAGTTCCTCATACATGGCCTGACCGGAAGGATCCGTGGAAGAAATTTCTGTGTTCTGGTCGGCATATGCAAGCCAGAACTTGAACATCAGTTTGTAAAGCTGTGCAAATGCTTCGTTCTTCAGAGTACGTTTGGATTCCAGTCTACCGGCTGCCTGATTGATGGCATACTGTCTTGCCGTGCCGGATGTTTCTGAACTCATGAACTTGCCCTGGAAACTATCCGTAATGCCGAGTGTGGACTTTGCCCACTGGTAATTGATTTCCAGATAATTCTCATCATTCCCTACATTCGGCTGCACGTTGATTACATCAATCAGTGCCTTTTCAGCGGCATTGTCTACCCGTATGATCTTCAGTTCCTTGTCATTCGTTTCGACCTTCTTGTTGTTCGGAAGAGTGACATAGGAGCCGCCTTTCAGCAGCTTCTCATTGATCTTTGTTCCGAGCTTTTTGATTGTGTCCTGTTGGTCGATAATGGCCTTTGTATCCGAATCTCCCAGAAGCCTGTCATTTGCAGTGATGTTCTTGCGGAGAATAATAGGGTAGCAATCCGGCTTGTAGTACGGGACCTTCTTCTTCGACCGCTTGATCTGCATCTGCGGCTGCCCCTGTTCATCCATTACAGGGTTTCCAGCCTCATCAAGCATCGGAACTTCCTGTTCCTCAAAAGGCTCTATTCTCTTCTTCTTCCGCTTCCCGTCTTCGCCCTTGAAGTCCATCTCGACTTCTATAGCATCTACAAGCTCTTCGTACTCTTCCGGCATCTTCTTCGACTTCTTGCCGCCGCACTCAGGACAGACACCATCTCGCATCACTGCACCGCATTTAGCGCATCTTTCCAGGTACCGGCTTTCAAAGTCTTCCATGTCCAGAAGCTCGTAAGTATCGCACCAAATATAGACACCCACACCGCCGTGATCGTTGTGGTAGTAGGCTGTATTGACTGTTACAAGGTCACCGCTGGTGGAACCGTCTTCCACATATCCAGCGAGAATATCATCATCATTCTCTGCATCTTCCACATCCACACCGTACTGCCGTCTAACGGTAGTTTTTGTAAGCAGTTCCTGAATGAAGAAGTAATCCATGTTCTCAAAGTCGATGACTCCGGGCTGCGGAATCAGCTTTTTGGGATGGACCTCTGAAACACGAATATCTCCAACCTGTGAATGAAGACCGGCATTTACATCCCACTGAACGTGGAAATAATCACCGCCCAGTGTAGGAACATTACGCTCCATAATGTCATTGACCTTAACAAGACCACACGTTTTGATCTTGTTTTCCAGCATCCGTTCAATCTTCTTTGCAAGCTGATCGTCTTCAGCGTGCATTGCCCGGACCTTCGGCATCGGAATGGAACTGTCAACCTGTGATTCTATCAGTTCATACACAATGTTTCTTACATTGGTAGCCACTTTGGACGGATCCTTTAAAGTGTTAGGATCAGCAGAAACGTTCCTTGTTCCGTTGTAGTAGTCCGCATATCTCTTGAACCGGGTCCTGTCATCCCCGTACTTGTCCCTTGCATCTTCAAGGCGCTTTTTCCAGCGTTTCAGCTTGTCAGATTCAGTGACCTGATTCTTCATTCTCTTAAATCTCCGAAAAAAACTGTTAGGCATCAGTTGGGTTCTCCCCATTTTTCTATCAGAATACGCTTATCGTGCTCATTAGCGTTTTCGTAGTCTTCCCACATATCAGGCCGCCACTTGATTTTCTTCCGGTTTATCGGATTTTCCGCTGCAATGGTCCAGTAAATGCAGAAATACCGGATTGCATCGGTGGAGTGAGTCAGTTCGTGCGGCTGATTTGCGTATATATTTGGCTTTTTATCGTCCCTCTGTATCTTCTTCAGACACTTCAGAAGGTTAGTGGCACAATTGTTCAGGATCGTAAGCCGCCCTTTTGCTCCTTCCTGATGCTTGAAGTATTCCTTCATTGCCGAGCACCCGGCAGCTATATCGTTATTGACCTTTGTGAGGTTCAGCCCATTTTCCTGGAACAAAATAGCCCTACTTTTACCGCTTTCCTGTCCTCTGTTCCATAGATCAGGCGGCGCTAACCACTGCCTTACATTCATTCCGGCAGATAATTCCAGGATAATGTCAGCAGCAGCTCCAATAGTGAGGTTCGGCTGGCAGTATTCCTGTACTATCTGTGCATTTCCATAAGCATCACGATTGATCCAGTAGGCAGCCAACATATCAAGGCCGTAGTCCATCACAAAATAGGTGTTCACCCGTGATTTTGTGCTGATGTCTTCTGTACTCAGAATCGAATCGTCACTTACTTCCGGGAAGAATGCACCACCGGGGACTGTGAGCGCTTCTTCTATCGTAGCCGGATATTCAGCAGTCATCAGTACCGGGTCCGCAAGAGTAGCTTTCGTGGTTTCATACCACTCTTTATTTCTGTTGGGATCCGCATACCAGGGAATAAACGCTTTGTAAAACGCATTATTCTCATTCGTAAACAGGTCCTCAAACAGTGATCCACGCTTTATGGTGGAAACTCCAATCACCTGACCACTGTTAGGTCTGTTGATGGTCGGAAACGCTGCTCCCCAGATCTCCCTATCAAACTGCTGAAATGCCCATTCATCGAAAAACAGCACATCCGCTGTAAACGATCGTCCGGCATTGGGACTGGAAGGGAAGCACTCGAACTTGCTATCCGGCTTGCCCGGAGTGTGGACTGTCACTGACAGCGCAGTGCTTTCATACCAAAGTCTTTTGCCCCATCCGATGGGGGCCGAGCCTTTCTTCGCAATCAGTTCCGGCATATATTTCAATATGCACTCTGAAACTCTTCTCACTAGTTCTTTTGCTTTGTCCTCGTTTTCTGACATACCAATGGCAGATCTTCCAGGACTCAGCAGCATATGCGCTATATAATGCAGCACTAGCCACGAAATGCCTAACTGACGGGCTTTCAGCACGATGATCTTTCTTTCCTTTTCCAGCCTGTCAAGCAGCTCTAACTGTGCTTTCCAAGGTCTGAACGGAATGATCACTTCCGCACTGTCTTTATTCTCAATATGCCCGTAGGTCTGAACAAAATAACTCAGATTGTTTCTGCAATAATTCAGTTCATCCCAGTACAGCGCTTCAATCTGTTCCCTTCCCATAACATCAACATACCAAATCAAACTTATTTGTAAATTTTGTTTGATTTTTTTAACTTAAATTCGGATTTAAACGAGTTAACTAAAATCGAGTTAAGTTAAAATCGAGTTAAGTTAAAACTTAAACAAGCTCTACGTCTTCCATGCAAGCCCTGATCTCAAGGATTTCCATATACCGCTTCATCGTATCTTCCTGTTCTGTAAGAAGACTGATCGGACAGGTAGGTTCGAATTCCAGCTTTCCAGCAGCATACTTTATAAGCATCTTATGGAGCTTTTCATACCGCTCTTTCAGTTCACGATACTCTTCTATCATTCTTGCTTTATAATCTTCCATTTCTAAACTCCTTTCAAATCGACTTTCTAGCCGTTTTTACCTCTTACCCCTACGCTTACCCATCCAAACCACAAAAACCGCTCCTACACCCCTTCGATTGGCTTGTAGAGGTATGATAGAACAATTAGTCCATGTAGAATGACAGGAACAAGGGTGAAATCGAAAAATATAAAAAATTTTCTGGAGCAGATCTATAGTACCTTTTCGACTCGCCGCCGTTTCCGGGGGAGGGGAGGGGGAGGACCCCCACCCCCACCCCCTGCGTCCTGGTCCCGGTGAGTGATCCGGGAGTATTAAAAAGGAGGTATGGAAAAGTGAAAAATCACTGTAAATCGGCAAACTCGTCGCAAAACAAAACTTTGGCGAATAGTTGAAAAATTTTTAGCGTCATTTTTACCGCTTTGTGGTTTCACTTTGCGGTTTATGGATGACGCTTCCAGAGATTGACGGAATAATGGGATTATTTATTCTTCCGGTGTATCCCCTGCGGTCTGCTCCGCTGGTTTGATCCTCGCCGCTATCTTTCCAAGGAGTAGTTTTTCCTCATGCGTCATGACCTCTGCATTGATCTCCTGACGGTCGACAGGCTTTTCTCCGATGGTGTCCCTGACTATCTCCCAGGCTTTCCCGTTGCCGTTGATAGCTTCTGCGATGATCGCCGCCGTCATTGCGTCTTGCTTTACCGCCCCATTCTGAAGCTGTAGCCGCTCGATTTCTTCCAGTGTTGCCGGTTTTCTTAAAGCTATTTCCAGGGATTCGGCTAATGTCCGCCGTTGACTAAGCGTTGCTTGTATAGCTTTTCCGCCTTGCGTTTGAATTGCTTTAGACTTCTGATCGTTTGACAGAATGATAAGCTTTCCACCGCTGTAAGCTCTGTATGTATGACTTTCGTTTACTGTTCCATCCGGAAGGAATTTATAGAGCTGATCAAAGAGAATATCCGGGACGATATAGTTTCCTTTCTGATCCTTTGGATACAGTGATATATCAATGTTTTCCAGTGAATCTGTTTTTACTTCTTCCGATCCTGGTTCTCTTTCCTTTGCTCTTGTCTTCTTCTTTTCCATGCTCTTTTTCTCCTCTTCTTTCTGGTTCTCTTTCTTCCGGTCCTTCCGTAGTCGCTGCGGATCCCGTCCGGCTGATTCCATAATACCGAATGAAAGTTATATTACAAATTTCTGCCCTTCTCTCTTCCTGGTCCTCTGCTTCCGGTCCTCTTCGGCTGACCTTCTGACAATCTGCTGACCCCTTTTTCTTTTTTCTTTCTTTTATCTGTCTATCTATCCATCTATTTATCTATATATCTATAGAAGTGCTTAAAGTGATGCTTAAGTCAGTGCTTAAACTGGTGCTTAAGGTTGTGCTTAAGTCAGTGCTTAAAGTTTAAGCAGCTGTTTTATTCTGTACAGAATCTTTCTTCCCATAAGAATATACACCGCAAGCGGTGACATCTTGCACAATTTGAGCGGTGCAATCTTGTGCAGCTTTGCCAGTTGACACATTGCTAGCAATGACGCTATGATTGAACCATCGAAAGCGACAGCACACCGGCAGCAAGCCGGATGAAAAGAAGGGAGATAAGCCATGACAAACAACATGATCATTTTTTGGGAGCAGCAGAGATTAGCAGAGGAAGGAAAGATCAGATATACCGGAAGAACCTTTACAGCAGTAGACGCATCCGGTGAGGAAATCGAATTAAAGGAAACTGAACCGATCCACACATTCCAGTATTGGAAAGCATTAGGCTTCTCTGTTAAGAAGGGAGAAAAGGCGATCACAAAGCTCCGCATCTGGAAATGTGCAAAGAAGGCCGAAACCATCCAGGCGAAGAACGAAAACGGCGAAGCGGTAGAGATTACCGAAGAAGCTAAAAAAATGTTCATGAAGGACGCTTGCTTCTTCTCGTTTGCACAGGTTGAGAAGACCGGAACCCCTAGAAAAGCGGTTGCTCTTCTGGAAGCATAAAACACACCAGGCCGGCCGGGAGCCTTTAATCCCGGCAAGAGGTGAAGCAATGACAGCAAAACAGTTTCAGAAAAAAGCAGAGATAGCCAGAAAGACCGGAAGCGCCTATATAGAAAACGGCTGCATTCTTTACTTTGACGGTTACGGAGAATTTACCGCAAAGGATCCGGAAGGAAACACAATCACAACCGCATATGATGCAATGAAGTTAGCTTATCTTTTTGATGATTAAGAAGGGAGCATAAAACAATGAGATTTTATTCCAGAGAAGAACAGGACAAGGCAGCACATTCAAGGGCTAACGAATACAGAAAAGCGGCGGCGGTTTTTCCACGGCTGAAAAAGGTTGTAACGGCCTTTGATGGTAAAGTCTTCAATTGCCGGTTAGAAAAGGCATTAAATGAGGACCCGTCCCAGGAAAGAATCTTTGTACAGAAGCGTTATAAATGGCTGGAATTCCATACATGGCATAATGGGAATCAGTACACAATAGCCGCAATCCAGCTGGAAGATATGCCGGAAGGGAAGCGGATCCCGGCGGACCTAATTATTAAATCGGCAGAGGAAAAGAGAATTTCCCTTCTGAAAAGCGCAGCGGAAATTGAATCGGCTATGGAAAAGGTTGACATGATACAGCAGCAGATACAGCAGTTAAGTCACCTTTTAAACGGCATTACAGGCACGCTGCCTTATGAAGTAAAAGACATTTATGGTTTAGGTTACAGACTGACAACATGAATGGAGATAAAATAATATGAGAACAAAAGGCACAAAAAGAGCCAGGACCACAACGGCCCCGGCTTTTTCTTTGTCTGGAAATATTATTATAATCCTCTGTTCATTCTCTGCCGTACTGCTTCCATGATGTATTCATTCACGGATTCACCGGCGGCAGCTGCGGCCCTTGCGATTTGGTCCCGGTTTGGCTCCTGGTCCTCACGGATCCGGATAGAAAGCTGCCTATAATTATTCCGGATATATTCCTGGGTATACTCGTTTTTCTTTTGATTATAGATTGATTTTCTTTTTTTCTTCTCTTCTTCCATCCTCTTATAACCTTCTTTCATTTTATGTTGATTCTATGGAGTATCCACAAGTATTATACTCTTTGCTAGCAATGCAATGTTGCACAAAATCCTTGCTAGCAATTTGTCGAATCTGCACTATTGACGCATTGCTTGCAATGGGCTTATGATATGAGCATCGAAAGCAACCGACAACAGCACCGGCAATCAACAGCACAAAAAGAAAGGAAAACAACATGAAAAAAGAATATGCAATCTTTAATAAGAACATCGAAGCAAAGGTAGCAGAAGAGTGGTCTATGGACGAGGATCTCGTCCTTCGCACACAGGACACACACGAAGTTTTCAAATGGATGCTCGAACAGGATTGGGCAACAGACTTTTCCGAGTACTGCATCGAGGAGTACGAAGTTGACGAAGACGGCGAGTTCGTAAGCGGAAGCGACTTCGACACACTGGAGAATTTCGAAAAGAGGTACGGCACATGGTATGCTGTCCTCACGGATAACGAGGACAACGATTGGGGGACAGGAAGCCACAGCCTCGATGAAGCGCATAAGATGGTCGCTGAATACAAGGCAAATGGCTACAAGGATGCCCACATAGCCGTGATCGATGACAGAACAGACGATGCCATTTGCGTCGACGAGATCCGCTGAAGCATAAGAAGTAAACAAAGAACCCCGGCAGTCACCACACCGCCGGGGCTTTTTGTATATAGGTTTAGGAGGATCCCATATGAAAAAAATTATTACAGCTCTACTTGCTTTATACTACGGAACAGTCATTAGAATCAATCCCGGCTTCCTTTGCTGTGACGGATGACAATATATCAATTCCGGTTTCCAGCTTGCAGAGATCGACAATATCAATCCCACTGTTTACGGATTCGTGCCAGATTTTGTTGGTTTCTTCTAGGACCGTTGAAAGTCTGCCAATGCCGAACCCATAAAGCCGATGGAGTGCGATAATAAACGATGCGAATATAGCCGGTGTTAATTCCGTCACCTTGCGCCGGAAGTCTGAAACAGTATACCCGGCTCCATAATGCGGTCTAGAATGGTGCTTTTTACTTTTTGCCATAGATTTACACCTCGCTATCAAAGTGCTCCATTTCGCACAGAAAAGCCATATTACAGCAGCAATGCCACAAGTGCGGAAGTCCGCTTTCCTTGTCTACTCCGGAAGGATCTTCCAGGTATTGCAGAAAATGTCTATAGGCTGCATCACGATAGCGCTCTATTTCAACCTGTTTCCAGTTGTCCGGGCCGCCGTTCGGATACTTTGCATTGCCGTACATCCTGATTCTAGCAATAGCCCATATTATTTTTCTTGGAACCAATGACAGCTGTATTTTACCGGCATCTGCTTTTACTTCTTGGTTCATTCTTTCGGTTCTCCCTTCATTGCATCGGCTATGATTTGCTGGAATTCTGCTGTTATCTTCTGCACCGTTTCTATGGCTTCCGAAAGGCTTCTGTCACCGTTTTTGAGAGCGTCCCGTATAAGTCTGCCCCTAACAAGAGAAAGAGCGTTCTCGAGGCTGCTGCAATAACCTACAATGGGATAACGTGTAGAATCTCTGCCGCTCTTTTTGTCTATGGATGTATACGGCTTGTTTTCGCATACCGTATAGTTAAGATCGTCAACCTGGATAACATAGTCTTCAGTCACTTTGATCATTCTGATTTTCTCCCTTTCCCCATGCTTCAAGCTGTTCTAGCGTCATGGAACCGGCTGCCTTTTCTGCTACTTGCAGCGCTTCCAGAAACCTTCTTACATTGCCGGTGTCACCCTGGAAATGTTCCCGAATTGCTGCCCGTGCTTCATCTTCTGTCATCATCTGTTACCCTTTCATACTCTTTGAGCTTTGCAGAAAGTTCCTCGATGGTTTCCGCTGCCTTCCAACAGATCCGGGCAATTTCCCCGTGCCTAGCCCCGGCATACTCTTTTAACTCTGCTACCTGTTCAGAAATTCTGTCAGTCATTATCAAACTGTCCCCTTTCTATGGAGTTTAAAAGATTTAAATACATTCCGTACCATGTGACATTGGACACGATACAGAGTAATAACAACACTGCTGCATATGGAGTCATGCTTTCGCTCCTCTGAAAATGACGATCATTGACGGAAACGGTGCGTTATTCTTTGCGTTTCCAAACCTTAACCGCCCTTTGATAAAACGTATTTCTGCTCTGTGATAAATATAATCGTGAAAGTACTTTGTATCTGTTCTTGAAGGGATCAGCAGCACAACCACTGTATTATCCTTTTGTGCTTCGTGATATGCCTTTTGTACCCACTTTGCAATTTCTGAATACGGTGGATTACAGAAAACGTTGTACCCTTCCCACGAAACATTTAACCCATTGTCAGACTTTGTATAATACCGGCTGCATTTGTGGTTTTCAGTGGTAGCGCACGGGTCCAGGTTGAAATGAAATTCACGGTCCAGATCTGCAAAGATGTTTCCAGGTGTTTCCCATTCATCCGTACCCTTAGAATAAATAACTGTGTTCATGTTTTACCCTTGCGGCCCTTCTTCCGCTGCTATTCTGTTATGCTGTCATCGTCTAAACGCTCCAGCGAATCAAAAGCCATATCCAGAGCATCATCCAGTTCCTGGATTTCTTTTTCGTTTAGTTTGTAGTAGTCTACGATAAGCCGCTCCTTAATGATTTTCAGTGCTTCGCTCTTTGTCATTGTTTTCCCCCTCCTTCTTTAGATTCATGGTGTAGAACACTTCTTTGACAAAACAAACATAGGACGATGTATCGTGCCGGATGAAGTCTATGTGATTCTTTTCAAATTCCAGCATATCGTTGGCTTCTTCCGGAATCGCAAAGCCTATGATGGTTTTATTCTGTATCGTCATTGGCTTCTCCTTGGTAAATATCTGTTGCGCCGACATATCCGCTGATAGTGCAGCACTTTTCATAAGCGTGAACAAGATTTCTCAGAGCTTGGAAACTATCCCATTCCGGATCATTGCGGATCGCATTAAAGATATTGCTGTCTATAAACTCAGCGACGGCATAAGCCTCGTCTTTGGTTAATTCAGGCATCTTCTCCCCCCTCTCTCATGTCAGCGCCGCAACAAGGGCAGAAATTATAATCCTCAATGTAATTGATAAACGTATGAGCATAATCCCATGGCAAAAAGAATCCACATTTGTCACAGTGATATCCGTCTATACCGTATTCATCTTCTCCGTATACCCACTTCCCCTTCTTCCGCATTGGCTGTGCGTCTATAAATTGCCCATTTAGACCATCTGGCAAATTAGCAAATACGCATGGCATCTCATTTACTTCTGGGTATTTGATTGCAATGGCGTTGCTATCTATTAGTCTATAACTCATCCTGTTCACCTCTCATATCTGCGCCACAACAAGGACAGAAGAACCATTTATCTTTGCTTTCGTGTCCACATTCAGAGCAGACAATTTCCGGCAGTCCGTAATATTTCTTTCTCCACTTTCCTTTCTTCCTCGGTTCGATGGTCGGTGCATCATGTATCATTTCGACAACCATTGCTGACGCTCTGACCATATGTTCCATTGCCCCGTTCATCTCTGGTTTCTTTGCTATGTGCCCTATGACCTCTAGGAATAGTTCCTCAAGTTCGTCCGCATCAATCAGTCGCATCAGCATCGATCATCCTTTCTGCGTTGTATTTTGTATACATACCCCTTGTGAAACCATGTATAAGACGCACATGGATGCTTTTCATAAAACCAGTGCGTGACTAGTCGGAATATTTTATCCTGTATGGTCATTTTCTCTCCTCTCTGCGTACTTTCTTGTATTCCACCGTCTGATTGCATCGCACCTCTGGGCATACAGCTTATCTTGAGCAATTCCGCATTTGCACCGAATAAAATATCTATTTGTTCCACAGTCCTCAATTACCGGTGTGCGCCCACAGAATGGACATGGTTTCAGGTCAGCCATACTGTCTCCTCTCTTATAGCATTCTTTCAGTTCAGCTATAGCGTGTACACATTTTCGTAATATGCAAATTTCCTCGCTGTCTTCACTATTGGCGCAATGCGAACATGACGAAAAGTTTGGGTCTACTTTTGGATGCAGTTTGTCGGGGTCCGGCTGTGCGGACGGCAGTTTCCCTAATTCTCGCTTTATTTCTCTTATTTCATCTTTTGGATCGCTCCCAAACCAGTGGTGCATCAACTCACACATCGAATCAATCGCCGCCGCTCTGCTGACGCAATCATTGACAGGGACATTTATGTCCTTATCAACTGGCTGTGCGGAAGGTAGGTTCTCTATAATCTTTACCGCTTCTTTTGGCGTCATATAGGAACGCCGTCCAACAGCCGCACCCCCTTGTATAATGTTTAAATTTACGTTCCGAAACGCATTGATGGCATCCTGTCTGTAAATCATATCCCTCATGATGTCCCCTTATAAACTCCCATCCTCTGGATTGCCTAACTCCTGTCCGTACATGAACTCTTCCATTGTGTGTTCCTGTTCCGCTTCATATTCTGATTTCATCCCTTCTCGACATTCGTCTATCAGACAGGCAAGACCTACCAAAGCCAAGTTGTATCCGTTTGCGAACTCCCATCTGCCGAAGCCGTTGATATCCTTGTCATTCATGAATGAAATGAACTTCTCATGTCCTTGGAAGTCTTCTGGATTTGTGTTTTTCGTTTCGTTGCATTGCCACATATCAAGCACTTTCAGCGAAATCAGTTCCTCTTCTGTTTCCATCGACTGGATGACAGCAAACGCTTCACCCAGTGTCTGAACAGGTGCAAGTTGGTTAAACAGTTCCGCTCTGTGGATCAAATCACTCATTCTTTCTCCTTCCCCTGTTCCAGCTCACTACAACAGCCCACGGATAAATACCTTCCAGAGTCTGACACAAAAACGGATAGTGACCTGTAATCATTGCTTCTCCCGGCACACCGTCAATGATCACTCTGATCCGGCTCCCCGGCGGATGTTCATGCCGGAAGCGCTCAATCTCCGCAAAGGTGATGCAGCTCTCCTTGTATTCCTTCATTGTCCGTTTTTCCCTTTGCTGATAGTCCTTCAGGCCCATTTCTGTGAGATACTGTTTTACTGTGTAGACCGACAAATGAACCTCAACGGATATTTCTTCCGGAGTCAGTCCTCTTTCGTAATATTCACGGATCCTGATTTTTGCGGTCCTTCGCTTTTTACCGTTCCCTGTCATGACTTAATTCCGTATCTGGTCTGATTTCATCCTCATAGACCTTGAGAGTATTGCGTGGAGTTTTTACGAAATAGCTGGCTCCATGCTCATTGATGATTACAGATTCGATATAGCCCTTAATCAGAACCATCTCACCTACTGCATACTCATGATCTCCCATCCGCATCTTTGATACCTCTCTTCCTCTTCCATATCCTTTCAAGCTCAAACTGAAACGCTGCAACCATGTCCTTGCAGTAAAACTCAAATTTAGTCCCGTAATATGGCTCCAGGATGTCATTCAGCGACTTGCTTACCGTATCAAGCCAAAATTCTTTGGAGCTGTCATTTTCTGCCTGATACATACAATCTTTAAACAGTTTCCAGCATTTATTGGAAATATCCGCATATACCTTCTGATCCGCTGCTTCTATCACCTTTTACCCCCTTTCTGTTAATCAAAAGGAACATCAAGATCTACGTTTGTAGGATAGATAAACCCTTCTCTGTTTGCCGGTTCCCATCCTAGCGTCCAGCCAAAATTTCCATTTTCAGAAATCCTCTTGCTGCTTTCCTCAAAGTACAACGGGATCCCTTCGCCCTTCTTTGTTACCCGGCCCGTAAGCCTGTTCTTTGTAACCTTTAACTCTCTCGGATACTCCTGTTCTTCTTTTGGGCTGTCATAGTTCAGAACTACATCCACCAGGTTCGTGATATTACTGCTGCCAGCCACACTGTCATTGCTGAACTCCAGTCCGTTCCCTTTTCTCGGATGCGCTATCAGGAATATCAGAACATTGAACTTCTTTCCCATAGCCACAAGTTTTTTCACCCAGTTACTCTGCTGCCTGTACAAATCACTTTTTCCATCGTCTTCTATGGCGGTCATTAAGTTATCCAGGAATATGACCCGGCAGTTATACTGGATAATCGCATCTTTGACAGTATCCAGAAGCCCTTCGTCATCATCTTCGGAAACCTCGTTGTTGTCATAGAGAACCAACTTATCCCCGTACCAGTTTTCCATTAACGGAATAACACTTGCGTCTATGGAATATTGCGGACCGTAGTCTGTTTCCCTTGTGTTGATATAGTTCTTTCCGGCCACTTGAAAATCAATCCAGGCTTTCCAGTACCAGTCGATCAACTCCCCGGAATAGAACATCACTCCGTACCCCTGACTCATTGCTTTTGTAGCAAACTGTGAGGCGAGTGTACTCTTGCCTTTTCCACGTTCACCGCTCAACAGTATTGTTTGACCCATGTAGAAACCGCCTAGCATTGTGTCAAGTTTTGGAATCCCGGAAAACATTCTTTCAAGCCCGTTAAGATCTACACGCTTAATCGTCACCGCATATTTCAGCTTCTTATTCTTGACTGATTCTGCCTGTTCTACAGCTTTCTTGACAGCATCCTTGCCATGATTCTGTAACAGTTCATTAGCGTCCTTGCAGCCTTGATAATCCTCTTCTCTAACGTGTTTTACCTGACCGTGGAATCGGTTCCGCATATCTTCCAGAAGCGTTATATGTCCCTTCTCATAGTCACCAAACACGATCAAAGTATCGAATTTCTGTAACCAGTCCCAACAGTACGGGACCCAGGTAAACCCCCTTGCTCCAGTCGGTACAGACACCGCATTTTTTATACCGGCTTCTGTAACAGACAAACTATCAATCTGCCCTTCTGTAAGTACCAGCTGCTTATTGTTCAGATCACATTGATACATTCCAAACAAGATAGGCTTGCAATTGGCTTCGCACCATTCCTTGTTCTTGTCTTTCTCCTTGTTAAAATCTGTCTTCCGGTACTTAACAAACTGGATCGTTCCGGTTTCGTCCATGAAGGGAAAAACAAGGATATTATCATGGCCCTTCTGAACAGTGATCCCATACTCCCTAGTTACTGCTTCGGATATTCCCCTAGAAGCCATGTAGCGGATTGCCGGATCTTTGCTTTCCGGTTTCTTCATTCGGATCTGCTTAAACCTTCTGAAATCCTGATCGTAATAGCTATCTACTGCTGACCCCAGGGAAAAACCAAAGTCTTTGTGAAGCGTAAGCATATTACCCTTCGCTCCACAACTTGCCCGGAAGCACTGAAAGACACCTGTTTTAAGATTGATTGAAAACTTTTCCTTGTCATTGGTTGTGGTTCTTCCGCAATAAGGACACTCTCTGAAAATCAGTTCATCACCCTTTGTGCGTACCCCTATGTTTTGATCCCTTGCAAAGCGCCGTGCGTCTTCCGGATTGAATTCATAAAACCCACTCACGGATCCTCCCACATATCATCTGTATACTGAAACACTTCTTCAGATTCAGATGTATTTATATCTTTACTATCTTCCATATCTTTACTATCTATAGAAGTGCCTACGTTGGTGCTAACACTGCTGCCTAAGTCATTGCCTACGTTGGTGCCTACGTTAGTGCTTACGTTGGTGCTTAAACTTTCAGCACCGCTATCATCAATATTCCAGAATTCGATCGGTGTAATCATCACGCATTCGCGATAGAATTTCATTCTGATAGCTCCACGTTCCTCAAGCTGATGAAAATACTTGCTCACTGTATTTCGGTTCATGTTGAAACGTAATGCAAGGTTAGTAAACGTAAACGTGTTGGAGCCGACTGGAATTGTGACAAGCTTTCCGTCTATCGTTTTCCTGTCAGGCTTGTATTTCTTCTTTTTCCACAGCCATAAAAACAACATGTTTTGATTGGGATTCATGTAGACATCGGTTTCAAAATACGGATCCGGGATCATTGTGAAATGACCTCTTTGTTTGTATTTATCAGCCATTGTTTTACTCCTGAATATATTTATCCCAATCGTTGACTGTTATTACAAAGTAGCTCCGTGAAGCGAAAACGCTGATTCTCCCTGACTGAACAAGAGCTTTAATACAACTTTCAACTCTGTCATGTGCCATGTTCAAATCGTCAGTCATTTTCATTACGTCTGTAATGAACTGTCCGGGCACAAGATTTATCATCTCGTTTTCAATGATTTCTTTTGTCGGCTCATGCCTTACCTGTAATAAGCAATAGATAAATACTCTAGTTGTGTCAGACGAACAACGGCGAATATCTTCGTAGAGTCTTTTTTTGCTGAACTTTATATAGGTGTTATCAGCCATAATCCCCACTTTCCAACCTCTCTTTCAGATCTCTGTAGCATATTTCCTTTATCAGCCTGGAAGATGTTTCCTCTTTGCAGAAAATAAGATTCATGTTGTATCGGACCATCCACGCTGTGACGGACCCGGTAAAAGCATTGGAGTTGAACCGGCTCCTGTATTTACCGTTCAGAAGGTTCTCCCATGAAGCATTTTCGACTAGCAGATAGATTCTGCATTCATGGTCTTTTGCTCTCTGGAATTCCCTTTCGAATCGTTCCCGGCTTCCAGTAAAGCAGCCAGCCAGTTCCGTCAAGTCGAGCTTCCTCTCTATGGCGCACCTAGGTTCTATGGTCTTAGAAACATCTACAATCTTGCTTCCATCCGGCAGCGTAGCGTTATAGGTATAATCTCCATAGCTAAGTGTTGCCCTTGAGTACGGGACACCAAAAGCCGCATACCTTTTATGTGATCTTTCAGTGTCCCTTTCCCGTGTGTCGATCAAAATTTCCAGGCTATCCAATACCTTCTTGATCTCGATAGGATGCATGATTAGTTGAATGGAAGGTCTTCATCAGAACCGCCGGGAACGTTGACGAAACCTTCAAGGCCGGATGTAGGAGCCGGGGCCGGCGCTTCCTTGAGCTTGTCCTTCGGAAGCGTATAGTCACCGCTGCGGATCTTCTCTACAGAAGTGGGCCGAGCATATTTGGTGGAATCTTTAACCTCTCCGTCCCTGTTGATATACTGCTGATTGTTAAAAAGGCCGCCGATCAACTTGCCCTTCCACTTGTTCTCATCCCAGTCCCAATGATACCCGGCATTGGAATCTTCAAGCGCTCCTGTAAACCTTCCGAACGCTGCCTTGCTCCAGCCGTCTTCCTGAGTGCCGTCATCGTTAGGGATAGACAGGAAGAAGGTTCCTCTCCACTTCCTATCCTCGCCGGTCTGCTGCCTATAGTCATTTGCGTAAAAGTCTTTGTACTCTCCCTCTGCAATATCGAAAGAGATAATGAAGTATGCCCCTCTGCTGTTCTGAGCTGTTTCAATGCCCATGATCTTCAGAACATAGCCACCCTTCGGAAGCATCTGAAACTCTCCTGTACCGGGCTTAATTGCTTCGTAACCGTTAAATTTCTGCATATTAGTTCTCCTTTTCTGCTTCTACTGCTGTTGTATTTAATCCGTAGTATTCACGGATCTTTTCATCTACCAGTGCCAAATCGTTGTCTATTTCCAGGGAGTCGAACATCCCCATTGGACTTTTGCTGACTGCTCCACCGTCTGCCTGTGTAATGAACTTGTGCTGACCGTTATCACTGACGCACCGCAGCACGATTGTAAAAAGACCTTCCACACATACCTTTTCGTCCAGGAGCTTTCCGATGGTCTTCGGTTTGATATTTCCAAAATCATCCGAATCCTCATGCATGATGATGTAAACGATCTTGTCTTCCGGGACACTGTTCTGGATGAACTGGAGTAAATTCCAGAAGTGATCCGCAAGCTTGTTATAAAATCCGAATACCGCATTACCGGATCCGGCATTAGAGTGCCCACTCATAAACATACTGGTGATCAAATACCCGGCATCATCTATGACAATGCTCTTTGCCGGGTTGGTGATCAGTGCTTTCATGATCTTGGAATAATCATCTGTAACAGCACTCGGAATCTTCCCCTTAAACGGAAACGGCTTGTTAAGCGCTTTGATAGCTGCAAAGTTTTTTCCAACGCAATTCCTTAACGATGCGCTTTTACCGGCTCCGCTCTTTCCAATAATCAATACTGGAATTGCCATTGTTTCTCCTTTCCTTATGCATATCTCCGGCAGTACTCCACATAATCAATACGGAAGTGTTCCCGGATGCAGTCTTCGCAATAGATAGTGCCGTCAACATCGTAGATTTCATCATCCATGATCTCGTTGCCGCACTCGCAGCATATCGGCACCGGATCCGTGATGGTGGCGTCCCGATCGGCGTCACGTTCCGGATCCATCGTCATGTAGGTCATGCGTGCTCCTCCTTAAATTCACGCCTGTTTGAAGTGATCTCTTTGTGGAAGCCGGATGTTTCTACGCAGTCAACAAAGTAGCTGCCGTCAGGTCTGGTATTGCCGAATACTTTGATGGCAAACCCGCCGTCTGTGTGCAAATCAATAGTTGTGAAGCTAAAATCCATTCCATATATGGAGACCAGGACCTGTTCGAGAGGTTTTTTGATCTCTTTGTAAAGCTCTTCTGCTCTGTTCATTGATGAACTCCTTACTACCTGATATAATTCGGTTGATTAAATCTCTGTGTTTTGAGTCGGGAGCGTTGCAGCGCTTTCGGCTCTCTTTTTGTTTTCCCGGCAGACTATGTGCCGGATCGTATCAGAAGTTGTATCGTACCTTCTTGCGATTACTTCATATGGAAGCCCCTGTTTCCGGAGTTCCAGGATCGTATCTTTCTGTTTGTTATTGAAAATCTTGTGCCGATGTGTTTTCGGTCTTGGTACTACCATCACCGATGCAATATCAGTTATTGGCTTCCCCTTGTCCCGGTATTCTCTTGTTGGAGCCGGTGCATCCGGCAGCTTTCTCTTAATCAGTGCTGTCATCTGCGAAAATCCTCTTTTCCAGTTTTCTTGCAAATCTCATGCTGATTCCGATAAGGAGAAGAGTAAAATTAGAATCATTTACTGCGCTTGCAGTTTCGGAAACTTCTTCCCCAACGATTTCGACAACGTACTCCTTGAACTTGTCCCTGTTGATAATGGCCATATCCATTACTTTCTCTTCCATATCTTTTCCACTTTCTTTTTTATTTGCTGAAATAGTGTTCTCCATACTGGAAGGCCGGTGTGCCATATCCGTATCCTTCGCCAGTGAAGTAGAGAACTTCATAATTAATCTGATCTGACAGCTCCATGCTTACTGCCTGGAAGTCTTCTTCCGTGACTTCGTAGTAAGCTTTTGCTAATGCTCCGTTTGTCACCGGACTGAACTGGTTCTTCTGATAAATGACTTCGCTGATTGTGTTTGGAAATTCTTCAGAAGCTACTCTGTTCAGAACCGTATCGACTACCAACCGTTTGCCGGTCATGTCCTGGTTCCCGGCTTCCGCATGGACCAAACACGCTAACAGCTGTAAATCAGCCTGGAAGTCCTGTTCCGCAATTTCCTCAATGGTTTCCGCATCTGCAAGCTCAACCATCTTTTCTGTTGGAAGCTCCACGATATAAGACTCTGCTGCCGGTCTTGGTAACAGATCGTGTTGTTCCGGTCTTGCTTCGGCGGCTGCTACACTTATAGGAAGCCCAATGACAATCCCAATCAGAATACTTACGATGTTCCTTTTCATTTTTTACCCCCTTTCCTGATCCGCTCCCATGTGACTTCTGAAAGATCCATATCAATCAGTACCGGGAGCGGTATCATAGTTTTTCCAGATAGATACCGCTGAATGGTTGTTACATCCTTTCCAACCTTCCGGGCCATCTTTTCTGTTGTAGTTCCGGTCCAGTCCATATCAGCTTTTACTGCTCTGCCGATAAACGAATAGTCTTTAACCATGGCTTAATCCTTCAGAAAATACTCAACCGCAACACCAAAGTAGTCAGCCAGGATCATCAGCTTGTCGACCTTCGGATTGTAAAGACCGCTCTTCCACTCTGAAAAAGTAGAAGGAGCAATGCCTGTATCTTTTGCCACTTTGTAGTCAGTGATCCCGGCTTTGTCCCTTAATTCCTTATACTTGTTGTACATGGTTCCCCCTTTCTTAAATTTTTGGTTGTAGATATTACGGAAAACCGATATAATGTTATTGCAAGTAACTGATAACCGGTATCCGTATTTCTGCGCTTACATTTTTTCGATGTTCCGAAATAATGTAAGCCTATAATAATACGGTATGTCGAAAATGTAAATAGTAGAATTTTCGATTTTCCAAATTATTTTTGAGAGGCTTTTATGTATGAAAGATTTGAGCAGTTATTAAAAGAAAGAGGGATTAATGTAGCAGAGTTTTGCAAAGCTACAGGGATAGCCAATTCCACAATTACTGATTGGAAGAAAGGAAGGTACACACCAAAAACAGACAAAATCCAAAAAATAGCAGATTTCTTTAATGTTTCCATGGATTATCTAATGGGAACGGATGATCAAAAGTATTCTGATGAAAACGCAGAATTATTAGCTATGCTTGCAAATAATCCTGATTTATTAGAAGCGATTAAGACTATTTCAAAATTTGAACCCTTTAAAAGGGAAATGATTTTAGCCCTAATTAAAGAACTTGGCAAGGACCATTGAGCAGACGATCCTTGCCAACAACGAGGGTGGAGATTATTGAGTTTTTAACAATTCTTTGATGAAGACATATAAAAAGCGGAGCTGCTTATTATCAAGCTGTGAAAGCAGTTCCACTATCTCCCTAACATAATCCATAAGTCCTCCCCTTTCTGATGAACTAACAATAGCAGATTGGATGTGCAAAATCTGCAAGTCGCTGACGAAAGGAAGGGGAAATGGGGATACCGAAGAAATACTGTTGTTGTTCTGATCATCTTTGTTTTGTTGCTGACTATATGGAAGAGAACATTCTTCATTCCGATGTGCTGTATATTGAAGCAACGCATAAGTATTGCGTTGTTCATGTGCGAAAGTTAGGAATGTTGAAGACATATGTTTCTTTGTGCCGGTTACAGATTCAGCTTCCAGACCATGACTTCTTCCAGGCAAGCCGGTCATTGACGGTATCAAGAGGATATATCAAGGATGTTTTGGGATACAACGTAATTCTGAAAGACGGAAGGAATTTTAAGTTACCGAAGAAAAACTATTTTAGATTTATGAAATGGTTTAGAGCATCATAAAAAAATCCCACCCGGCACCACCCGGATGGGAATCATCGAAAGCCAAACCACAACACTCGCCGTGTGTAGAAAGGATGATTTAATATTATGGCAAGGAAAAAGAAAAATCAACTCCCTTCCGGATCAATTCGTGTCCAGCGTGTCATCGGAAAAGATGAAAACGGAAAGCGGATCGTCAAATCTTTTACGGCTCCAACACGATCAGAAGCAAACCGCATAGCTGATATGTATGTAGAAGCACACAAAAATAATCCAAGTGTATTTACTCTCTCTCAAGCTATTGGAGAATACATCCGACTCCGGGAACATACTCTCTCCCCTACCACCATAAGAGGTTACAGAAGCGATTATAAGAGCCTAGCAGAGCGTTTTCCTTCCATCATGGACAAATACCTTACGGAAGTAAATTCTGATGATATACAGGCAATTATAGATGGTATCCTGGATGATAAGAAAACAGGAAAGACCGCAAGGAACCGGGCGCTGCTAGTCACAAAATCTCTGAAGCATTTTAACATTCTCATAACCGGATATCAGCTTCCAGCAAGACAGCGGCCTGATATCTATGTACCTTCTGATGCAGAGATGCAGACACTATTCCAAAAAGCAGACAGCAAATTACTAGTTCCGATCTATCTTGCAGCGTTCGGACCAATGAGGGCCGGGGAATGTTTGGGACTCCAGGAAGACTCCATAAAAGACAACACTATTCATGTATGGAGAACCATGTACACAACCGCTTCAGGATGTAAAATAAAGCCCCTTCCGAAGACTTTATCCTCTAACAGGTACATCGTATACCCTGACTTTGTAATCGAAGCTATAAAGCAATATGGGCTGCCTAAAGACATGACTTTGAATATGTTAGACTACTACTTCCAGAAGCTATTGAAGGAATGTGATCTTCCGCATTTCCGTTTCCATGATCTTCGGCACTGGTGTGCTTCTACTCTTCATGCTCAAGGTATGCCGGATGCTTATATTATGCAGCGTGGCGGCTGGTCCTCTGATCATACACTCCAAACAGTATACCGGCACACTCTTGCGGACCAGTCTGAAATCTTAACAGCCAAGGCGCTTAATCATTTTGCAAATTTCGTGTGACTTTCGTGTGACCAGTGTACCGAAAAATACTCCTTTTTAGCTGCATCTGATGCAGTTTAACTGCAAAACAAAATCCCGGAAACCATTGATTTTAAAGGCTTTGTTGCCGTAATCATTGATTTTCCGGGATTCTTTAAATTATGCCGAAGATGGGACTCGAACCCTATAGAAATGCTGTAAAATCAACATCTACAGGCTATCGTGTGACTTTTCGTGTGACTTAACCCTTCTCCAACTTGTCGATCCACTTACTGATAGACTGCTTTTCGTACTCCGATTTAGCATCATCCATCATGGATTCCAGCTGGTCTACCATGCGGTCCTTAATGCTGTGACCGCTGTATCCGTTTTCGTAGGATCTTCTGGAACTTCTCCTGGAAGCCCTAGAGCCATCCCAACTTCCGGATCTGTAACCGTCCATGCTATCACGGCTATCTCTGCTATCTCTGCTGACATATCTGCCGGTAGTCCTGGATCTTCCTCTCCTGTAGCTGTCATTTGCTTCTTCATATACTCCAGGCATATAGCCCCAAGTTCCGTTGCCGTCCATAGAGTAGTCTACTTCAGGATCATATTCACCATGATCAACATCATAGCTGTTTCCATCCTCAAGCTTCTGGATTTTCTCCATCAGGCTTACAGCCATAGTAGCAGATTCAAGCTCTTTAGGGGAGATGTTTCCTTTGGAAGTGATCAT